GAGAATTTTCCGCCTCGGAAGGCATTTCGGGGTGGAAGGGTGAGACCCTCCAACTCCATTTGTGCAGTGTTGATTGACACCACACTGTATAAATGATTAAAAATCAAATTTCGGACATAACCGGTTAGTACCCGGAGATGTAAGAATAAAAACGTCAAAAACCACACTACGAAAAATTCATGCTATAAGAAGCAGGAACCCCACCTGTCGACCAAAAATCGAAGGGGTAGTAGTGGTACTCAGAACGTTCTATCTGCAAGGAACACTTTTAAAACTGCCAAAGCAAATGGTCGTGTTAAATCTTCAAAAGACTATAAAATAGTCTTGAAGAAACAAGATCAGCTTGACGGTTTCTATTCATGCTTGGATTTATTCATTGTCAAGAGTTTTCCTAAACTCTTAAACAAGGATAATATCAACAAACAATCATTAGAAAAGTATTTCGCAGGTGTCCACTTAGTGGACTATCCTAAGAAATTCAAATTTCTTCTCACGTATAATTTCTCAATTTACCAAGACCAAGAGTTACCTCAAGGTCCGGTTGAATGGAGAGAAGACATAAAGTCATTCTTTTGTAATTCAGCTCGCAATTGCTTTTTTGCAAGAGCGAGAACCAACAAACAATTAGTTCGACGTGATATCATGTTCTGGAATCTACTTCAATGTAAATCCCTTAGTAACACGGTACCATCCGAATTCATTCTTCAAGGTTATGAAAAACATCGAAAGGCTATGTCAACTCCATCCTCTAAGGTTCTAGATGAACCATTTCTAGAGGAATTGAAAAATTTCGTTCGTCCTTGGGCTAAACGTACAGTTCAACTTTATAAAGACAAAACTCTGTATCCATCAAACCATGCTTGTTATGAAAACAAACGTGATGCTGGGGGTCAAAGAGGTGTTTTGCAACAACGGAAACAAATAGTTACTCGGTCATTCATTAATGACTACAGTAATCTACGAGTTGAACCTGTTGTAATTCACATCACTGGTCCTCCTGGAACAGGGAAGTCTCGTTCAGTTGAGCAAATATGTAAAGCTCTAGTACGAAAATTTGGTTATAATCAAGAGACTTGGAAGTCTCTTGTTTATTACCGTTCTGCTGCTACAGATCATTGGGACGGATACCGTCAACAGATGATTACTGTTTTAGATGATTTCGGTTACGCCACTCCTAAGGAGGACGATAATAGGAAAGAACTATTACAGTTGGTCTCTGATTGTGAATATATCCTACCAATGGCAGAGTTGAGAGAAAAGGGAAGGAAGTTTACTTCGAAGTTCATAATTGTGACTTCAAATACACTCGCTTCGAGCCTCCATGATAAAGGATGGTCATGTCCTGATGCGTTTTTTAGACGTCTCAGTCCGTGTTACCATTTAACTTCAAATGGATACGCTCGTACAGAGTATACTTGGGATCAAGATTATTTACTTGGAGGTCTAAACCCGCCCAAAATCCAATCTGGTTGGCAAAGACCGAGTGTTATCACCGGTCCATTGCCTGTTCAGAAAATTGTGGATGAAGCTTTTGAAAAGTTTCTGAGATTCACTTCATGTGAAAGTCGGAAAACTTGGTATCAAGAGATTATTCCATCAAATTCTGAATTACCAGGATTGGGTCTTGAGTATAGTTTAGAAGAACTACCTTCAAATTTAGTCAAAGTCTACGCGATTGCAGAACCCCTTAAGGTTCGAACAATTACGAAGCCAATGGCTAATTCCTTTGCTCTGAAACCATGTCAGTTAGCTATGTTTGAAGCCTTAAAAGACTACAAATGTTTTGAGCCAAATAGTAATCCTAATTACAATCTTGACCAACTCGGGAAACCCGATGAAGGAAAAGTATTGTTATCTGGAGACTATACGGCCGCGACAGATGAAATCGATATTAAGGTGTCTCAAACTATCCTCGAAGTCCTAGCCTCGTGTTTTGATGAAGTATCTCTTTCGAGAGTTTCACAATACATTAGGTGGGAGATGTCTCAACATGGAGTTGAGTATCCCCCTTGGACTAAATTGGATCCTGTTCTTCAAGAGAATGGACAATTAATGGGAAGTCTTCTTTCTTTTCCGGTTTTGTGTTTAGCGAATGCCTTTACGGTATGTCGCGCGACTAAAAAGGGATTAGATGAAGTTCCCGCATTGTTCCATGGTGATGACGTCGCAGCTCAGTTGAGCTTAGATGAAATCTCTCTTTGGAAACAGGAAGCTGATCACATTGGTCTACAACTCAGTGTAGGTAAGAACTACATTAGTAAACGATTCGTTTCAATCGATTCACAACTTTTCTGTTTAATTGATGGTGTTTTAACACGTCAAGTGACAGGTAAGTTCAAATTGGTGAAACGAAACGAGAATGATGAAATAACGGTTGCGGATGCTCTCCGATCTGGTTTTACCAAAGATCAGATTAAGAGGTATTCCGCTGCGCAGTTGTCACATTCTTGTCGTTCAATTGATGTATCTTACAAGCAGGGTGGTTTAGGTTTGGAAGGGCCCACAGAGGGACTTTCCGATAAGGATAAAGCTATTTATCTCGCTATGTTAAGGTCAAAAACCTCGATTAGCAAGATTGCAGCCAATACTTATCGTGTTCCGAAACTTGTACAAAAATTCCTTCGTATAGAAGAGGTGCCAGCTGGCACTTTCATAGACGATGAGGATAAAGTAATTAGTTTCGAAACAAAACTTAAAACAAAAGTTAAGAAGATTCTTAACTCGTTAAAAGTAAACAAACGTTGGTCTGAACATAGAAAGAATTTTCATGTTCAATTCCAAAAGATGGATACTTCCACGGATTTAAGTGCCTTACATTCAGCTGTCATTCGTTATGACGACAGTAAATGTGAAGAGCTTGGTTTAATTACTAAGTCATTACTTCCGGCGAGTATGAGGATATTCTTACCAACAAATTTGAGTAAGAAACAACCCATTTCTATTAATGAACCTTTTAGGCGCGCTCTAATGAGGAGGCAACCTGTAAAAGGTGTGAGTAAACTCACTTTGAATTATCAATAGATACAAGCATGGATGGGAACTGTTGATGCTATGGACGTCAGTAGATTAGATAGGTCAAGCGAAAGGCTATCACTAAAACAATACTACTGGTCGATTAAAAGTCGATTGTCGCATAGGCACCGATAGGTACCACCCCGAG